ATCAGCGACCGTCCCTATCGGTCATCCTGGGAGAAGGCACAGGTGATCGCCTATCTCCTCGAGGAACGCGGCAAGTCGTTTGATCCGGAGGTGATCGACAGGTTCATCGAAATGGTAGGGCGAGGATGAGCAAGGAAGATCTGCCTCTCACGCCCAAGCCTATGGACTCCTTTACTGCCCAGGATGGCACGCGGCTTTTCTCGATGATCGATGCCGGGCTGAAGAGGATCTCATCGAGCTTCGAGGAATTCTCGAATCGCCTGGCGATCACGAACAGGCAGAACCTTGAGATCCTCAACCTGCTTCGCCTGATCGAAGCCGAATCCAATGAAAGCCGGGTCGGACGGCTGCAGCTCGAGATCGAAGAAGCGGAACGGGAACGAGATATCGCCGAGCGGAATCTCAAAGCCGTCGAGGAGAAGCTCACCCAGAAGCAGAACATCAAGGATCAAAATGTCGACACCGGAGAGAAGTTGAGAGCAGCCGCAGTTGCGGTGGTCACCGACATAGATAAGCAGAAGAACGAGAAGAATGCGGCACGCCTGGAGGATATCAAGTGGACGGCGATCAAGACGGTCATAACGATCGTCGTCGGAGGGATGGCAACCGGGTTTATCGCCTTTATCTGGTTCCTGGTCCAGTTGTACCTCAATCGAGGCACGCCGTGAGACAGTTCTTTTGCTATAACCACCAGGGGAAAGCCGATGCCTATATCCAGGCGCTGACTACACGCGGCTGGCGCCAGATCAAGGATCCAGGCCAGGCGCTGTTCATCCTTTCTGATTCAGATGTGCTAACCCGTTTCAAAAGTCTGAAGGAATACCACCGCAGGAATATCAAGATCTTCCTCTATCCCCATGCCGCGCGTCCCAACATCTTCTGGGATTTCCCAGATACCCGTTATGCCGAGTTCATCACCGCACACTTTGTCGCAGCTGAGGGGCATATCGAGATCATGCGCGCCTATGGCAATCCGTACCCGCTCGAGGTGGTCGGCTGGCACCTGTGCCCGATCCATCCCTTCCGGCCGCGCACGGAGATCAAACGGATCGTCTTTGCACCGATCCACCCGAACAACAATGGCTTCCTGTGCAAGCTGGATAAGGAACTGAACCAGGAAACATTCAAACGGCTGCAATCGCTGATGACCGACACGATCTCCCTCACGGTTCGTCACCTGCACGACCTGAAGCAAAACGGCTTATGGCGCGCGGGCGGCGTGGAGTACATCGAAGGAAAGCCGGATCTGTCTTGCCTGGAGATCGACCAGGCGGACCTGGTCGTCGGTCACCAGACCTATCCGACCCTGGCGGTCGCTCGAGGCGTGCCCACGCTGATGATGGGCGAATGGCACCGGCCGCGCTGGGGTGGGACGGAGGAGAAACTATCCTACGTCCGCTCCTGGGAGAAGTACCGGGATCTGCTCATGTATCCACTGGATATCCTGGCGCCTGCAGAGGCAGATCTGCCTGCTCTGCTGAACCGCGCGATCCAGTCGGATTGTGATACCGCCGACTGGCGCCGTCGATTGATCGGCGAGCCGTTCGCTCCCGGACGGTTCGTTGATGCGCTGGAGAGTTTTTTATGATTTGGTTCACTTCCTTTCATGAGCGGATCCTGGCGTTGAAATGCACATCCAGCGTCGCCTCAGACGAGGGTGCGCGGCTGTCCTTCCTGGCATCCCAGGTGCCCGAGAACGGCGTGATCGTAGAGCTGGGTTCCTGCTGGGGACGCTCTGCCTGTTACCTGGCAGCAGGACTGCAGGCTTCGGGGAGACAAGCCCGGATCCATTGTGTGGACCTGTGGGATCTGGGAGTCCACACGCCGGAGCGACACCATGCCCCCGGCGTCTTTGAAAGGTTTCAGGGCAACCTGCAGAGTCTGGGCTTGTGGGACTATATCCATCCGATCAAATCAGATACCGTGGCCGCGGCGCGGGATTGGAAGACTCCCATTGATCTGCTCTTCATCGATGCCGGCCACAAATACGAAGAGGTGCGCTCTGACTATCTCGCCTGGTCTCCCTTCGTAAAACCAGGCGGCGTGATCGCGTTCCATGATTACATCCTGGACGGACACCCCGATATTGTTCAATGCGTCGAGCAGGATGTTATTCCTTCCGGTCAGTGGGAATTTATCGCGCTGCATAACCGGGTATGGACCGCCAGGAGGAAAGCATGATCCTCTCACTCGCGCGCGCGGGCATTATGATCTGGCGCTCCGGATGGGTGAACTGATGCCGAAACCCAAGAAGGGCAAAACCCTGACGGATAAAGAAGAAGCCTTCTGCAAGGAATATGTGATCGATTGGAATGCTACCCGGGCCGCATTGGCAGCCGGCTATTCTAAGAAGACTGCATATCACACAGGGTATGAAAACATCAAAAAACCACACATTCAAGCCAGGATCCGGGAACTGGAGAAAGCCAAGGCGATGAATCGCGAGGAAGTTATGGCGCGCCTGGCAGACCAGGCGCGCGCCTCGCATGCACACTTTATCCGCATCACTCCGGATGGATTTATCGAGTTCGATTTTTCTGACCCGGAAGCGCTCAAGCATCTTCATTTAATAAAGAAGATCAAGACCAAACGACAGCGCCAGATCATTCCCGAGAAGAAAGACAAAGCCTCGGAGATCTGGGAACATGAATGGGTAGAGGTAGAACTGCACGACCCACAGCGCGCGCTCGAGCTGATCGGGAAGCATCACAGTCTGTTCGTGGACCGTGACGAGGAAGGCAAACCCATCCAGCCGATCGTCAATTTCTACATCCCCAAGAATGACAGGGAGACCGATGGCAGTAGCTGAAGCTCCGGAAGTCATCCACATCCGGCCGCAGCCGAGACAGGAGATCTTCCTGTCCTCGCCGGCGGATATCGCCATCTATGGTGGCGCCGCGGGTGGAGGCAAGACCTGGTCCCTGCTGGTCGAACCGATCCGCCATATCAACAACGAGAAGTTCGGCGCGGTGATCTTCCGTCGCACCCTGGCGGAGATCATCAAGGAAGGCGGGATGTGGGATGAGTCGCAGACCCTCTATCCATGGTTCAATGCCAGGTCCAACCAGACCGAACACTCCTATCGCTTTCCGATCGGCGCCAAGATCTCTTTCGCTCACCTGCAGTACGAGAAGGACCTGCGCGACTGGCTGGGCGCCCAGATCCCGCTGATCGAGTTTGATCAGCTCGAGACCTTCTCGCAGACCCAGTTCTTCTACATGTTCTCGCGCAACCGGTCGACTTCCGGGATCCGTCCGTATATCCGCGGGACCTGCAATCCGGAGCCGGGTTGGCTGGCCGGCTTCCTGGACTGGTGGATCGACGAGGAGGGTTATGCCATCCCGCAGCGCAGCGGCGTGATCCGCTGGATGGTCCGGGAGAATGACACCACCTTCTGGGCGGATACACCGGAGGAACTGAGGCAGGCGCATCCCAACAGCATCCCGAAGTCGGTGACCTTTATCCTGTCCACCGTCTACGACAACCAGATCCTGCTCGCCAAGGATCCAGGTTACCTGGCGAATCTGCAGGCGCTCTCGAAAGTGGATCGTGCCAGGCTTCTGGGCGATCGCCGGCGAGGCGGCAACTGGAAGATCCGGCCAGCTGGCCGGATCTATGAAGACTTCCATGTGGTCCAGGACTTCCCGATCCCGATCACCTGGCGGCGTTATCTCGGCGTGGACTATGGAGCGGTCAACACGGCCGTGGTCTGGCTGGCAGAAGATCCCAACAAGCACGTCCTCTATCTCTTCCAGGAATATCTGCATGGAGACCGCACCACCAAGCAGCATGTAGAAGAAGTGCTCAAATCTGGAGAGGCTGAAGGGGCCTGGGGCGGCTCGCCCTCGGAGACACAGCAGAGGTGGGACTGGTCGGATGCGGGACTGGGTGTCCAGGAGCCGATGATCAGCGACGTGGAATCAGGCATCGATCGTGTGAAGGAAGCCTTCAAAGACCACAGGCTGTACGTCTTTCAATCCTGCACGGGAATTATCGAAGAGGGTGGATCCTACTCGCGCAAGCTCGACGAGCAGGGACTGCCGATGGATGAGATCAAGAACAAAAGTGAATACCACCGGCTGGATGCGCTGCGCTACGTGCTGCCGAGCGCGTTGAGCGCTGCCCAGTCCGGTGTAGTCTCCTATAAATATACGAACTGAGGTGAAACATGGCAATCCTTGATCCTGTGGAAATGGCATACCTGGACTGGCTGGTCCAAACGATGGAAGCCGAGCAAGAGTCCATCCTGGAGTCGCGCAATTACTATAACGGCGTGCAGGAGAAATTCCTGACCGCGAGAGTGCGCGAGTTCCTCGGCCTGCATGAGAACAACCCCTTTACCCTGAATGTCTGCGAAACGGTTGTATCGGCAGTTGCGAACGTCCTTAATGTGACGGCCTTCGACACGGACGAAAAGGCAAAGGAGGATGGCGCCAAGCCCCAATCCCTCTTTGCCGCGGAGGTGTGGAAGAAGAACAAAATGGAAACCCTCCAGGATGTGGTCCACGAGTTCGCCCTCGCCGATCGGGAAACCTTTGTGATCGTCGACTGGGACGCCGAGGGCAAGTTCCCCAGCCTGACCCACAACCAACGCTTCGTGGATGTCTCTGCCGGCGGCGATGGCATGGGCGTGTGGATGGTCTACGAGAATGACGACATTTACCAGAAGCCGCTGTATGCCGTCAAGCAGTGGGTTGAGACAACGTGGACCGCCAACCTCCCTCGCACGACCACGCGCCGCACCGTCTACTATTCCGACCGGATCGAGCGCTACTTCTATGACAATGGCTGGAAGCGTTTCGAACAGGAAGATGTGCCCTGGCCGCAACTCCTTCTGGACAAAAGAGAGCAGCCGCTCGGGATCCCGGTGATCCACTTCAAGAACAAGGGCTTCCGCGCGGAGCACTGGAAAGCCATCCCTCTGCAGGATGCGATCAACAAAACCCTGGTGGATGTCCTGGGCGCCAATGACCTGACCGCGTTCAAGTCCTTCTTCGCTTTCGGCTTTATGCCCACGACCGATGGGAAGGAGCTAAAAGAGGACGGCTCGAACGCGTTGACGATCGGTCCCGGTGTGATCAACGGTGTCGCCAACAAAAGCCCGGACCAGGTCCATCTGCAGGAGATTGAAGGCGCCGACAATACGCCACTGATGAAGGCTTTGATCGACCTGGTCACCCTGACCGCCCAGATTACCGACACACCCGTCTCTCGTTTTGTGGTCACTGCGCAGATCGCCTCTGAGGACACCATCAAAGCCCAGAACGATGCGTTGGATAAGAAGGCGGACGATCGGCGCGGACTGTTCGGGGATTCCTGGTCGCAGGTCATGAGCATGGCGCGCAAATATACCAACCTGTATGCTAACGCCGGCCTGGACGAGGAGGTCGAATTCCAGCCCACCTGGCGCCACGATCGCACGCTCGACGATCTGGAGAAGAAGAGCCAGGTCCTGGGGATTCCGCAGGAGCAGATCTGGGCAGAAGCGGGATACAGCGCGGAGCAGATCGCCCAGATGAAGCAAATGCCCTCCTACCAGCTGGCGCGCGAGAAGTCCATCTGGGAAGGCGCGGTCAGCGCCACCCAGAACATCCCGCTCGAGGAATACCTGAAGCGCGTCGGCGTGCCGGAGGAAGAGATCACCCAGATCCGGGAGGCGATCAAGAACCAGAGCGCCGTGCCGCTCACCGGACTATGATCGACATGTGGTGGCAGGTCAAGATGGTGGCGCCCGGAGAGATCCATGTCTACCCTCTGAGTGAGCTGCACATCCTCAATGCGCTGTGCCCGTGCCGTCCGGAAGTCCGTTGCACCAGCGCCGGCAAGATGGTGGTGCACAAGAGGATGGGCCAGCTGCCGATCAAGCCGATGCTGCAAGCCCATT